GAATTGCTCTGAGTCAAACCTTGTATTCATATAGGCACTATTAGAGTAAGTCTGTTTATCGTCAATAATTTCCGTAAGTGTAGACCATTGAAAAGCATCAACTAATTCACCACCAGCAGGCGCATCATTTGTTATTCTGATAACTTTAATATCGACAGGAAAAGCCGTACCAGCAGTTATTCTAGCCCTGTCAAAATCTACTCTATAATCCCTTTGATATGTGTCAGCCGTTCTTCCTCTTACCGTATCAGATAGAACGTCTGAAAAACCACCGCCATTATATTGGATTTGAATTTTTAACGATACTTTACTACCTAAAATATCTCCCTCATCTGTGGTTTTTTGTATAGCAGCAAAAGAGATTGTTATTCTTGCTGCATCAATCGTTGTATTAGTTATCTGCCTAGTGACCCCTCCTCCAGCATTAGTTACCTCAACTCCTACAGTTGAAGGTGAAGCAGCCCCTACTACGCCAGCTACATGACTTTGACTTGCTGTTCCGTATCTAGGTGTAAGTTCAACATCTTGAAAATTAAAATCAGAGGCACTTGGACTTGTGTTACTGGCAGTAGAAGTTAATACAGGAGTATTATCCAAAACCACATCTTTTAAAGCAGCATTATTATATGTTTCAGTTCCTCTAGTTAATCCAGCTTTTGATGCAGTTGCAAAACCTTCTATCTCTCCTTCTGACAACAAATCCTGTACAGTAGCAAACTGCTTACTATTTAAAGTGTCAGGTTCTCTCGTAGGCTTTCTAGGCTTACGCCCAAAGAATCCACCAGAACCGATAATATATTTAGTCATGTGTGTACCTGATCGGTGTCTATAGAAGCAGAAATAACCACAGATCCAACTACCATCTCTCCATACACTATTGGTACGCTAGTTCCGGCTCTTGTAGTATTTTGCACCCCACTAAAATTAAAAGATACTCTAGGATCTTGGTCATCTTCAACAGGTTTTTCTTGTGGAAATAAAAGCCCACTCGCCCCAAAGAGAAAGAAAGCATAACCAATATTACCTACAGCAGCAGATATTCCAGCACCTCCACTAAAACCTCCAATACCAAA